CCTACCCTCCTTGTTGACTGCAAATTTGTCGTCACGCAACCAACGTTCTTCGTCAGTGCAGTCAGGTAGGTTGCCAGCCCTCGCCTCCTCGTGCGCAGCGATGCGTTCTTTTACAAACGCCTCCGTCTTTTCAAGGGGCCAGAGTGGGATGTCTTGGATATAAATGTCTTGTGGTGGGTAGTCAGGCTTGCGCTCTGCCTCGTGTCGGCTCCAGTCTTTAACGAAGTTAATTATCTGCAGACCGCTGACCTTGATACCGTTTTTTTCTGCTATGTATGCGTAGATGTTGAGTTGCTTTTCATCGCTGTCGTTATTCATCACGCCATAGGCTTTGCGTGTCTTGTAGTCTTGTAAGACTCGCGTACCGTCCGGTTGCACATACTGTACGTCGATAGCACCTGATAGCTTTACGCCGCTTACAGAGCAATACAGGCGTTCCTCGGTGATATAATCTGGGTGTTTGCTGTCTTCTAGGATTGCGTGAACAGCTGTACCAAACAGCGTCCACAGGTTTTCAGACACATCTCTGAACACGATGTTGTCTGGGTCATCGAAGAGCGCAGCCATACGAGGTGGGCGTAGCAGCCCTGTTGCTGAGTACGAGGCATCGCCTCGGCTGTAGGTGTCTTTCTTCAGTGCAGCTGCGAGAGGCGCAGGAAGGTCGAGTTGATTCGTGTAATGCATGATACCCTGTTGCGAATAGGACTGGGTTACGATGAGAACACATGGCCGATAGGAAAGTCAAGCTTGTTATTTTTGGAAGCACACAATCGAAAGCAAACAGTAGACGATTGGTGACTTTCGGTGGCCGACCACGCTTCATCAAAAGCAAAGCTGCGTTGCAGTTTGAGAAAGATGTAAAGGCGCAAGTCCAGCCACTAAAGCAAATGCTTGAGGGCGACCTGTCATTCCACGCCGACATTTACTATCCCAGCCGCAGACAGGATCTCGATCCTAGCATCTTGCTCGATGCGTTACAGGGATTGATCTACGAGAACGACAGACAGTTTAAACAGATCAGCAGTTGCAGGTTTCTGGACAAGCAAAGTCCTCGTGCAGAGATATGGATCAAGGAGATTGAGCATGACGAAAATGGCCCACCCCAGCTGTTGGTCTGAGATGGGCCGTCCTTTCGCAACAAAGGAGCCAACTTGTGATGAGAGTTGACAAGCCTATTGTGGATGTGCTTTTTTAAGAAAGCAAGAACGCGCAAGGGGGTAAGACCGCAACTGCGCGAAACAAATTAGCGGTAATGTCCACGCTCGGCTCCGTCCGATCTGACAATTCTCTCTCCAGCTTCTCCATTTTTTTGTGGGGGGTTTGGGGGGAGCGTCCTTCTCTCACCATCCGATCTGAATCGCAACACAGGAAAAGTGATGAGGCCAACATACGAGACAACAAACAATCGTGAAAAAGAAAAGGCTCTAGCAAACAGGCTAGGGTTGATGTGGGACATAATCGCAAAACAAAATCCAAAGTTTTATGCCATCGACTTGTCATTCGTAAACGATAACGGAGAGGTCGAAGGGTTCGGGGAAATCAAGACGCGAACCCACAAATTTGGCACCTTCCCAACGTATATGATTAGCAGTCACAAGGTTGCAGATGCGAAAGCGCTTGCATCAGCTACCGGACTAGATGTACTTTTGATCGTAGAGTGGTCATGCGGAACCGTAGGCTACTTGAATTTGGTTGAGTCCATGCCTGATCGCGTTGAGTGGGGAGGCAGGACAGACAGGGGTGATCTTCAAGACTCGGAGCCTGTCAACCACTACAACATTAACCGTTTCAAAACCGCAACAAAGGAACAAATTAACGATGACGAGTTCGACATTTAGATTCAACGGCAACACCATCAAGCTGAAAGATCAAGACTTTGATCGCTGGCAAAAAGCATTCAAGAACATCCCAAACCTTGAGGCGGTGCTGCAATCCCGCGATGACTGGCTCACCTACGACGCCGAAATTAAAACACAACAACGCTGGTTCCTCAGTACCTCCGCATATCTGGCAAAGCTTGATGCCAAAGAGGCCAAAGAAAACAGGACGGATTCGGTGGGCCGCAAGGTTGATGCCGAAGGCAGGGTAAAATTTAAGACTGCCCCGTAGCCATGAGCTTTTGGGACAAGCTGGCAGACGAAGGGTTTGCCATCAACGATCTGCGCGAGGGTCAGCAAAAGATTCTTTGCCCCCAATGCAGCAGCACTCGCAACAAAAACAAACACGAGCCTTGTCTGTCGATGTCAATCGACCATGATGGTGCGCAATGGCGTTGCCACCACTGTGAATGGACGGGCAATGTGTGGAGGCAAGAGATGACAACGAGTCCGTTTAAACGCAAAGCAACATCAGATACAAACCCAGCGCCGAAGATACCTGATCTGCAAGATCCATCGGAAGGTGTGGTCAAGTGGTTTATCAATCGGGGGATCAGCAGCCAGACTATCCAGTTGGCTGGAGTCCAGAGTGGAGAGGCGTACATCGGAGGTGAGCGTAAGAACGCGATAGCCTTTGTCCACAAGGACTGCAAAGGCAACGTCATCAACGTCAAATTTCGTAGCAAGGACAAACAGTTTTCGCAAATCAAAAATGGCGCAAGGTTGCCGTACTTGTGGAACATGATCGACTTGGAAAACCCGCAGTTGATTATTACTGAAGGTGAAGTGGACACGTTAAGTGTCATGGAGGCGGGATACACCAACGTTATCAGTGTGCCTGATGGCGC